CACTATTCAAGAACTAATGGACAAGATTAGTGCAATGCACGGATTGGCTGTGCAAGCACATAGAGAAAAATATAAAAAGGCTCCTGGTGAGCCTTATGATGTAGATAGCGTTACACATCTTGTAGATCAAATTCAAGCAATGGCAGGCGACATTTATAATGATCGCACACTTCATCCTAAACTACAGGCGAAAAAGAAATGATTAAAAAACATTATTATAGTTGGCAAGACGTCGAAAAAATGTGCGTTAGTATTGTAAATCAAATGTACAAAGACAACTGGCGTCCTGATTATATCGTAGGTATTACCCGTGGTGGTAATGTACCTGCTACTATTATTAGCAACATCACAGGTATTCGCTGTGAAGCACTTAAAGTAGCATTGCGTGATGGTGAAAGTCATCAAGAAAGTAACTTGTGGATGGCAGAAGATGCGTTTGGTTATCCTCATAGTGATGTAGGCGATAACAAAAAGAAAATTCTTATTGTAGATGATATTAATGATACTGGTTCTACATTTAACTGGATCAAACAGGACTGGCCAAGTGGTTGCTTACCTAATCATGATGGTTGGGGGAATGTTTGGGGTAACAATGTCCGCTTTGCAGTATTAACGGAAAATCTAAGCAGTGAGTTTAACGATGTGGCATATTGTTGCGATGAAGTAAACAAAGCCGAGGAAGATGTATGGTTAGTATATCCCTGGGAAAATGTAGGAGAATATTAATGTGGGTATTAACACTAGTAACACTTCTTTTTAATGGAGTTGCTGTTGAAAATTTAGGTGCATACAAAACACAAGAAGAATGTTTGTGGGCAATGCGTGATGCAGAAATTGCTGTGTATGAAACATACCAAGGCATGATTTGTTTGCAAGATAGGGAAATGCTATAATGCGTGACGATCTTATGGTACAACAACAAGTAGACAATAGTTGGCAGCATATGGTAGGTGTTATCTGTTTAAATCAAACAAACCGTAAACAAGTAAAAAGAGTGTTGCCATTGTTATTTGGCATTTGCCCAACACCTGTGCATTTAATTAATACTGCACCTGACACAATCAAGATGATTATACAACCATTAGGAATGGTTAATGTGCGTGAAAAACGTCTTCGTCAGATGAGCAAAGATTACCTGACATGGGATGGCGAAGATGCTACGCAATTATACGGAATTGGCAAGTATGGATCAGACAGTTACGAATTATTTTATAAAAAACGAGTTCCTGAGAATGTAGGTGACCACGAACTTAAAAGATATGTTGAGGAAGAATTTTATGCAGTTTAGTGAAATACCATGGACAGATGTATTAATCGACACAAGAGATTATACAGTATTTAAAGATGGATTTCCAGTAACAGAAGGACATGTTCTTTTTGTACCTAAAGTTGAAGATTGGGAACATCTTGCAAAGTGTTACAAAGCCGCTTATGGTTGGGGCTACGAATGGGTCCAAAAAGGTTACTGTGATGCATTTAACATTGGACAAAATTGTGGAGAAGAAGCAGGACAGACTGTGATGTATCCTCATGTACATCTCATCCCTCGACGCAAGGGTGATATGAAAGATCCTCGAGGAGGAGTGCGTCATGTAATACCAGAGAAAGGAAACTACAAAAATGGCTAAAGAATATAACAGAGACAACATGATTGAAGCAATCAAAGAACATGCAAAAGGACACATTGCCAAACACGCAATGAATGTTGAAGTGTATTTGAAAAGTTCAGCAGGTGTAGGCGAACACCCTGACATTTTAGAAGCAATTGAAAAAGAACTTAAAATTATTGCAGAATATCATGATCAATTAGAAGTTCTTGACAAGTATTTTTAATATAATGCTTGACAAAAACCTAAATAAAGTATATAATATAAACAATAAGACATCCTCGTCTTTAACTCGGAGAAGAAATTGAGCAAAAGTGAACAGATAAAACAAAAACTAGAAGATGCTGGCATCCGCTATTGGGCAGGTGACAACATTGCAGAAGTCTTGCAAAAAGGCGACAAAGAAGAACTAATTGACGAACTTACATTTAAGTTTGAAAGTGTGCTAGATAGCTTGGTAATTGATCGACATAATGATCCTAATTCACAAGACACGGGCAGACGTCTTGCAAAGATGTACATCAATGAACTAATGCGTGGTCGTTATGATCCTATGCCTAATGCTACAGCATTTCCTAATCATGTAGATGATGGTTACGATGGTATGTTGGTTGTTCGTAGTGAACTTAAAAGTGTGTGTTCACATCATCATCAGCCAGTTACTGGGGTTGCATATATTGGTATTATTGCCGCGGATACACTTATCGGACTTAGCAAGTACACAAGAATTGCACAGTGGTGTGCAAGACGCGGTACACTACAAGAAGAACTGTGCAATGACATTGCCCGTGAGATTATGAACGCAACTGGCAGTAAAAATGTTGGTGTTTATATCCAAGCAACACATGGTTGTTGTGAGAACCGTGGTATTATGGCACATAGTTCGCTTACACAAACAACTGTGTTAAAAGGTTCATTTAAAGATGACCCTGGTACAAAGAAAGAGTTCTTTGACAACATCAAACTACAACAGGAGTTTGCACCACGATGATAGAAGCACCGGTATTTGAAAAAGGTTATCCTTCGCATGAAGCAGTTAACAGAAAGCCAGCAATGAAATTAAGATATTCAGAAGCATTTTACAGTGTTCAAGGTGAAGGCAAGTTTGTAGGAGTACCTAGTGTATTCCTGCGTACATTTGGTTGTAACTTTCGTTGTATGAACTTTGGCTTAGGTAAAGATGAACCCGATCGTTGGACTAAGCATGCAAAAGGTCAGCGATATAATCCAGAAGTTCTTAAATTAATTGAAGACGGTGTTCATAAAAACACAGAAAAATTTGAGGACTTGCCTATTATTCACACAGGCTGTGATACATATGCAAGTATCTATCCTGAATTTAAACACTTTAATAAACAAGCAGAAGTTGACGAAGTAGTTGAACATCTGCTATCACTTACTCCTGAAGGTAAGTGGACAATGAACAATGGTCAAGACATTCACTTGATCATGACAGGTGGCGAACCTTTGCTTGCTTGGCAAAGGCTCTACATTGATTTATTTGAACATCCCCGGATGAAGGATTTAAAAAATGTTACATTTGAAACAAACACTACACAACATCTATACGAAGAGTTCTTCAACTATCTCAACACTCAAGACAGATTTGAAGTTACTTGGAGTTGCTCCCCGAAACTTAGTGTTAGCGGAGAACCTTGGGAAACTGCTATACTCCCTGATGTTGCTAGTCAGTATAGCACTGTTAACGGCAGTGACATTTATCTCAAGTTTGTTGTCGCTAGTCAAGATGACTTTGACGAAGTTACTAGAGCTGTTGATACATATCGTGCAAATGGTGTCGAGTGTCCAGTATATCTTATGCCGCTTGGCGGACGTTCGGAAGAGTACAATCTCAATGTTAAAGAAGTTGCAGAAGCGTGTATGGAAAGAGGATGGCGATTCACTCCCCGACTCCACATTAGCTTATTCGGAAATGCCTGGGGAACTTGATAAAATATATATGAATAAACAACACGAAAAAGCGATGACTGCTCCTATTAATCCTAAGGAACAGCCAGTTGTTGATCCAACTGAAAGACTTAGAGAGAAAGGACTATTATGAACTGGGATAAACTTAAAAAAGCAATAGGTATACAACCTAAAATTACTGAAGAGCCAAAGTCAACCGAAGAAGAACGCAGAGGAATCTTACAACGAGAAAAAGAAGAAGCAACTGCAAAAGGAGAACCTTGGGTTGGTGTATTAGATACCCAAGTAAATCCAGATAATATTAAAAACGGTTTTTTTGAATTAGACTGGAACAATGAGTTTATTGAACAACTTCTTGATGCTGGCTACACAGGTGAAACTAACGAAGATATTGTAAATGGATGGTTCCGTACTATCGCTATGCAGATATTGGGCGAAGAAGGACTTGACACAGCGCGAGAAATGGGTTATATTAATGTTAAGCCTATAGACAAAGATAAATCAGAGGTAAGTTAATGACCTATATACTAGTAGATACTGCAAACACATTCTTTCGTGCAAGACATGTAATTAGAGGAGATGCTGACACAAAACTTGGCATGGCTTTTCATATTACACTTAATAGTATTAAGAAAGCATGGCAAGACTTTGACGGTAGTCATGTTGTGTTTTGTTTAGAAGGCCGTAGTTGGCGCAAAGACTATTATGAGCCTTACAAGCGTAATAGACAAGATGCTCGAGATGCTCTTACTGAACGAGAAGCAGAAGATGATAAAATGTTCTGGGAAGCGTTTGATCATTTTAAAGAGTTTGTTACAGACAAAACTAATTGCACTGTTATGCAACATCCGCAACTAGAAGCAGATGATTTGATTGCAGGTTGGGTGCAAGCACACCCTAATGACGATCATGTTATTATTAGTACAGATGGTGACTTTGCACAGTTGATTGCGCCTAATGTGCGTCAATATAACGGTGTTACTAATACTGTTATTACACACGAAGGTTACTTTACTGATAAAGGTAAGCCTGTTATAGATAAGAAAACTAAAGAGGCTAAGCCTGCACCCGATCCTGCATTTATGTTGTTTGAAAAGTGTATGCGCGGCGACACTAGTGACAATGTGTTTAGTGCATATCCAGGTGTGCGTAAAAAAGGCACAAAGAACAAAGTAGGTTTGCAAGAAGCATTTGCTGATAAAAACACAAAAGGCTACAACTGGAATAACATGATGCTACAGCGTTGGGTTGATCATGAAGGTGTAGAACATCGTGTACTAGATGATTATAACCGTAATGTAACATTATGTGATTTGACTGCACAACCTGCAGATATTAGAGAGATTATTAATAGCACTATCAGAGAACATGCAAAACCTAAAGAAGTTACACAAGTAGGATTACGTCTTATGAAGTTTTGTGCTACATGGGATTTGCAAAGAGTAAGTGAAAATGCTCAGTTATATGCTGAGCCATTACAAGCGAGGTATACAGTATGACATTAAAAGCAAAAGAAATAGTTGGTGGTAAATTTTGGATATTAGAAAATAACGGGGCAAAAGTTGCAACACTTTCTTGGTCAGATGATCGTTATATGGTTAGTGATGCTAAGGGTACAAGATTTTTAAACAAACGACAATTAGAAAAAGACCTAGGTAAAGTAAGTTGGGACAAATTGGAAATTACAGAAGTAGTTCCGAATGAAGTACACGGATTTCCAACTAGTTGTAAACCATTTAACCCTTTGTATGATGTAGTTAAAAAATTACCGCTTTTTACTAAAAGTAACAAAAGTAAAAGTTTATATTGTGCAGGATACTATATTATCCAATTCGATAAAGGTTGGGTAAAGAGCTTTTGTCCTAAGACAATTACAATTGAAAGATATCCTTTTAGAGGTCCCTTTAAAACAATAATTGAAATGAGAACTGAATTGAGTAAAGCCAATGCAAAATGATATTTTAAATACTGTTCCTATTCAACAGTTTCTCAAACAAGTAAAAAGTGCAGATGCTAGTCAATCCAAAGAAGTTAAACTAGATATTCAAACAGCAAAGAGTCTAGCGTTTACACTTGGCATTGTAATGACTAGACTAAGTGAAGACTTAGAAAAACTATTACAAACATCTAATAATACAGACGATGAGACTATCGAAGTAAGATTAGATGGCGGAAATAAGTGGTAGTTTGACCCATAAAAAGAGATAAATATATGCGTAGTTTATTAAAGGAATACGCATATGAGCAGGCCAAAGCCTACGGTTTTATTAGAACATATAGATAAGAAGACCTATAAAAGCGAGCAAATTTTAAGTGCTGAGGCTATTTGGGCTGTGTTTTACAATAATCAACCGTTTAATTTAAAATCGTCAAACAGTTTAACTAATTATCCTGGACCTAAATATAAAAAAGTATCATTTTCAAATCCAGGACATGCAATCAATCTAGCCAAAAAATTAAATGATCTTTTTAATTGTGAAGATTTTACAGTTGT